AACAATCGCAGCGTTCAGCGCGTATACGGTCGCTGCGGACCACTGCGCCTGAGATGCCTTTTGAACGTTCCCATTGCCGTCAACAATCTCTGCACCAACCGAATAGACTGTGCTCGCTGCCCATGCCGCCGCGATAGCCTTCTGGATATGCCCGGCCCCGTCGAGAATCAGCGCATCAACCGTAAAGGCCGTGTTTGCGGCCCATTGTCCGGGTGCCAAAGTGTAGCAATATGCCTGCCCATTCGACACAATGAACAATTGGTTGACGTTGTTGACCATCGATACAGGCTTACCGTCACTGCCAACATAGCCAATCGCAGTCCGAACGCCGGTCGATGAAACTTCATAGAGGGTGTCTCCGTCTACCCCAAACAGGCGGCTGCCCGTCCACCAGTTACCGCGATAAGGGCCGCCGTTTGTGTCTGCGGAGAAGATCGAGAGTCCAGGTGTTCCGAAGTAAGCCTTTAGGCCAGCAGCTGACTCCCCACCGTATGCCTTATTTGGGACAATCTCAGCTTGAGATTCTACCGACTGAGGAAAGAGATTAATCGCCTCCTCGTCTGCGACCGACGTTGACCGCGCCGTGTAGCTTTCTCCGACGAATCCGATCCTCACTTCGTGCTCCCACCCGGCTGGGCTGAGACATAATTGAAGCCGCCGCGAGAACCCACTCCAGGCATTCCAGCATCTCCAGTATCCGCTTTCGGAGAGAAGATGTTGTTGCTCTGGACAGCGCGCAGAGCGTCTTTCTGGAGTCCAACTAACTCAGGGCTGGCTTGCCGCTCAAACGACGGGCAAAGCGCAATTGCCAGCGTGTATGCGATGCAGTCCCAATACCCAGGAGGCATTGTGAACGTGGCGGCTGCCGTCGGCATCTGGCCGATAACTCCCCGCGTTTGAATCAACACTCCATTGACATGATTCGGCACCGGCCAGAAGTAAATCGAGCCATTCGGCCAGTCTGGTTCATAGTAAAAATCCGTCGGAACGCTGGAGGTAACGTTCTTTACGAGTTGTGCAGCCCACCAATCCTTATCCCGCTTGTTGAGCGGAATCTCCACTTGATTTACACCGGGATTCAGCACAAGGCCAATCGATGGAATCTCCACCGGACGCTGATTGAGAACAAAAGTTCCAGTCGGTCCAATGGTTTGCGGGGCTAGATTCGCGGTAAGAGTGAATGCGCTAAAAAGGTTTGCATACACCATCGTCCGCTTGGCGTTGTAGGTGTCGATAACCCTTTGGAGCTTCTGCAACACCCACGCCTGGTCATCAGACGACAACTGCTCTCCGCTCGCCAATGCGCCGATTTCCTGGGCAGCAGCATTGATGAGCGAAAGAGCGGTTACGGTGATGGAGTTCGCTGTCACTTACGCCACCTTGCGGTTGTAGGCGCGTTTTGCGCGCTGTTCCTCGATCTGGTCGTCCACGCGGCTCGCTTCATTCGCATACTGTGCGCTCAGAGGCTCGTGGCGCTCTTCTGTGAACGTCGGAGCTTCTGTGCTCCATCCGGTAGCGACGGCTTCCTGCAACCCCTCTTCCGATTCCACGATCTTGGTTACAACCTTCGCAGGAACATGCACCGTTTCCATGCCTAGACTGTTCGGCTTCGGCTTCTGCTCGTCGCGAGACGGGTAACTGTGCTCCAAGTCGTAGACCATCATTGGGAACTTCTGGTAGCGGTACTGCGCCTTCGGAGGGTTGTTGAGGTCGTGGATAGTCATCTTCCGCGCTCCCGAGTCATGCTGGGCGAGAAGCTGACGCATGGTAGAGATTTCAGATTCAGATAACTGCTGTGTTGGCATGGTCACTCCATAGCAGGCTGCAAGTTGATCTTGCTTGGCCTGTTTTTCGGTTACGCCGGGCGGCGGGATGAACTTCAGTGGGCGATACGTGCCCGGTTCCGGTATCGGCACAACTACTCCGCTGGCTTGTCTTCGGCAACAATCGCGTCCGCCTCTGCCTGCGTCGGCAGCGCAGCGTCAGGGTTTGGCGATTGGCTCACATATTCAGCCTGAATCCCGTAAGGATCGCCAACCTGCGAAAAGCCGGTGTCCCATTTGTCCTGGTACCGCTCAGTTCCCGATCCATCGCACGGCTTGTCTTCGGAATGGTCATATTCGTCCAAAAGCGAGACGAACTGGCTGACCGTCGCTTCCTGCAAAATCTTCGCCGCAAGCAGTTGCGAGATGAACTTCGCACGACTCTCGCCGTTATACTGGCATACGTCTGCAGGACTCAGCTTGTAGCCTTGGTCGACGAAAGATTGCTCCTCTTCAGGAGTGTGCGCGATAGCAATCTTGTGGTGCTCGGTCGTGTACTCGGGGTGGTACACCATCTTTGGATATTCCTGAAAGTCCATAACGTCTCCTGAAAAGCTGGACGCACCCCCGAAGAGATGCGCCCTTTGAGTTAGTACGCCAACGAGCCCAGGCTGTAGAGCGTGTATGTTGCACCGTTGCCGTACGCATCACCCGTCGCAGTCACCTGAAGCATGAAGGTGCGCTGGTTGAGTGTAGTGATCGTCAGGGTGTCTCCCGTGTTCGCGGTTCCACCAACACCAACCGCGATGGTCAGCGTGGCGGTGCCGTTGTTGCGAATCGTGAAGAAGATGCACGTCCCTACCTGCGCCCCTTGAATCTGAGGAACAAGGAGTGCCGCAGTGGGGAGGGTATCGCTGAATGCCGTGTTTGCGGTGTGGATGATGAATCCGCCCAGCAAATCGGAGAACAGCAGGGTTATGAGGCCCGTCGCGTACTTCACAATCGTGAAGATCTCAGTGATGGGGTTGGAGAAAAACTGTGCCTGTGCCTGAGGCGTAAAGCTCGGGATCACAGGTACCGCGACGGAGGGGATGGTTTGGTTAGCGTTGTTTGACATCAATTTCTCCTGACACCGTGTTCTGTTACATGGTAGTAAGGTCGCCGGTTTACATTTTGTTCCGAGTAGGTAGACCAGCGGCAATTATCAGGAGAATAGCCCTTTTCATTGTCGATCCTATCGATTGAGAGTTTAGCATCGCCACTTAGGACTTCATAGCGGTTTTCTTTCGCCCAATCATAGAATGCCTGGAAGTTCTGCCGCCACTCTTCACAAAGCTGGATGCCGCGACCACCATACATCGGATACTTTTTGTCTTTGGGGTTATAGCAACGTTGAATCATGCCTTCCCACACTGAATAGAGCTTGTGGTTAGATAAGCCATGCTTTCGGTTATGAAAACGCTCTTTATTGAGGCATCCACAAGACTTGGTATTTCCTCTCAGAAGAGAGGGGGAACATACCAAAGTAGTGTTTCCGCATTCGCATAAGCAATTCCACATGATGCTTCCAGTGTTATCCCGAGCTGCTGATACGGATTGCACTGTTAGCCTCCCGAAAACTTTGCCTTCAAGATTCTTTTTCATACCACCCATGATGGCCGCTCCTTTTACGGCTACGACCATCATATCATGGTATCACGCACCTGCTACAACTACAGCTCCGTTATCCTGGTAGAGGTTGCCCAAACCGAAAAGTGAGTCCATGCGGTTGACTTGCACTGACCGAACGGGGTCCCACGCCTTGACCTTGCGCACCGACAATCCGGTGTCAGGGTCCTGCGCTGTCCCGCTTTCCTCTACCGCCTTCGGCACATACAACTTTGCGCCGACGATAGCAAAGGCTTGACGAGTGAGATTCAGGCCGAGCGTACCAACCTTTCCGTTAGGTGCGGTCGTACCAGGCCACAGCGTCAAAGCCGCTACGCTTGCTGGAAGCGCATCGACGTTCTGATACTGCGAGCCGGGCCCGTAGATGGGAGGCAGGAAGTTGATCACATCCGCGTTCCCACCAACAGCCGTAAGAGCCTGCGTGATGGTGAACACCTTGGGTGCGAGCTTGCCGGGAATGCGCCGCGTCATCGGGTTGACGAGATTGACGTTGGCGATGGAGAACTTGTCCCCAATCGAAACCGTATCGCCAGCAGTGAAGCTAACCGTAAGCGATGTGCCGCTCTGGTTCGCTCCATACACCGTGACAGCACCGGCCCATGTTCCAGCTGTGTGCGACCATAGCGACTGCGACTCGTAGAACATCGACGCGCCGAGTTCACCAATCACGCCCTCTTTCCATGCCTTCGTGATTTCGTCGGCTGGGTGGAATATGGTGGTGATGTTGGTGCCCAAAGTCGTCATCATGCTCGACGAAATCAGCATTGCCCGCTTACCCAGCACGCCAGCCGCATTCTCTTCCATGCGCTGCCGGGCCGTATAGTAAGTCGTCACGGACGTTGGATCGGTTCCGAGAGCGCCAACGGTCATGCTGGCATTCTGCGAAGCCCACAGAGCGCAACGAGAGTCGCATTCCTGAGCAAGAGCAGCGGCGGCCGGCTCGAAATACTGCTCTTCAAGCTCCTCCTCCGAGCGCTCCAGCCGGACGGCAACTTCGTAGTCGTCCCACTCGAAAGCTACCTGCATCCACTGGTCAAGATTGACAGCGGTCTGCAAGCGGTTGATCCCCTGCGGTTCATAGCCCATACCGTTCGTCACGGTAAAGCGCTGGGGGAATTTGACCGTTACCTGTGATCCGGGTGCGAACTCCTTTTTGAAGTCCTTCTCCCATGAACGGTTGAAGTATTCCGCAACAATCAGCTTATTCAGCAGAAGCCGCAGTACCTTCAGCGATACCCATTGCGTGTTGAGAAAATTGTTTGCCACTTATCACACTCCACGTCGGCGGCGTAGATCCTTCGCATTCTCTGCCTGCATCCAGGCTCGGACTGCGCTGGGATTGCCACGCTCAATTGCGGAAAGTGCCGTAGCCGCCGCGTCGCCACCACCAGCCCCACGGCTGGCAATCTCGATAGGAGGTTCCGGTGCGCTTTCAGGTCCACGTTTTGCAGGAGCGACAGGCTCTTCCTTGACGAATTTCCCGTCTTCACCCTTTTCAGGGGTTGGACGGCTCGCCTTATCAAGTTCCTCTCGAATGAGGTTCTCTGTTACCGCCAGATACCGGATTGCCTTGCCAGGGCTTGTCTGTGCCATCTTCACGAATGCCGCGAGTTCGTCGCTGTCGCTTCCAATGGTGTAGAGCAAATCTGGCAAAACTTCCGAATCGTTGAGCATCTGGGAGATGACCGGAGCAACTTTCGCCTCGGTAATCGCCTTCAATGTCGGGAACATCACCTCATCCAAATTGTCATACCGGCCACGAGCCTTTTCTACTTCAGCATTCAGTGCGTCTTGCTGCGCTTGAACTGCTCTGCGCTGCTCTCCGGCAACTTCGCGCTGTTCGGCTTTCCAGTCGGCTAGATCCTCGGTAAAGTCCTCGTATGTTGCATAAGGCTTCCCGTCTGAACCTTTGCCATCCACTGTCGGCTTCGGGCGCGTTGCTTGCACTGGCTTCGGATCGCTTGCCGGCTGAGGTTCCGGCTTTTTCCCCTCAAGATTGGCTCCCTTGCGAATCTTCTCAATGGTCGATTCGAGCTCGGCAATCCTCTGTTCAGCGGTCTTAGGCTTTGGTCGTGTCGGTGTCTCCTGCTGCCTTGGCGTGGTCGCTTCGCCTGGTTCGACCGTGGGTGCCGATTCCGTCTTCGGCTTTGGTATTTCACCGTTGACGCGCCACTCCGCATATTCGGAAGTGCCACTCTTCGGTAATGCGATGGTTTCAACCACTGGCGCGGATTGCGATTCCGCTACGGCTGTCGCTGTATCACTCATGGTTGCTCCTGCCCTTTTTACGTTAGGCGAACGAAAGTTACATTATTGCTACTTCATGCGTTACAATAATCCACATGAAGAAGATCAATCTCGTCGGACAGCGATTCGGAAGACTCACTGTAATAAATACCTCTACACCACTCGGCAAGAAAACTACATGGCTCTGTTCTTGCGAATGCGGAAATGATATCACGGTGCGCGGAGAATGCCTTGCTCGGGGTACTACTAAATCCTGCGGGTGCCTCAATTCCGAACTTTCCAGAGGACGGCTTCTCACTCATGGATGCCGAAGAATAGCTGAATACAGAACATGGACTGATATCAAAACTCGATGCTCCAACCCGAAAATAAAGAACTTCCACCGCTATGGCGGCCGGGGTATATCGGTGTGTGATCGTTGGATCCAAAGTTTCGAGACCTTCCTCGCAGATATGGGCCACAGGCCTACATCCCAGCATTCCATTGATCGAATCGACAATGACGGCAACTATGAGCCCGGCAACTGCCGTTGGGCTACAAAGTCCGAGCAAGCATTCAATCGTCATAACGGCCCTCGTGGAAAGTACAAGACTAAGAAGTGGGTGGCTCTTCTGGCTGTTGCTGCTGATTCTGAGTAGCATCCTGCGCTGATTGAGCAGACTGCTGCTGAGCCTGTTGTTGGCCCATATTTTGCTGATGTTGCTGGTCTACGGCCTGCATAGCAGCTTCGTGAGCAGAATCATGGAACTGGCTCTCCAAATCATGCACCATGCCCTCACGTTCGGTCGTCATCTGCGCCTTTGTACCAATCTCGGCAACAGCGAGCTTCGTTTCGCGGTCCTTGTCCGCTTCGGTCATCTCCACCGCGTGCTTCATCATCTCAAGCTCTTGCTTGGCCTTCATCTCGATGACCTTGCCTTGACGCTCAAGCATAAGCTTCTGCAAAGTTCCGTTCATCTCGTCCATCTGCTGCTTCATTTGGGCGGCTTGCTGCTGCATCTGGCCCAACTGCGCCTGCGCTCCACCGTTCTGCGGGCTGATGATGTCCGCCATCTGGTCGCCAAGGGGTCCAAGCTGTTTCAGCCGGATTCCCAGCGCCACAATCTGCGCATGCTGTTGCGGTGTAAGAAATCCCATCTGCGGAAGGTTCTCAAGCAATGTATCGACGAACTCGCTGCCCTCTTCGCGCTGAGACTCATGCGACGGACCGGCACTGATTGTGACTTGATAGCGGCCTTTGTCGTCAGCAATGGGGAAGTGATATGGGTGCTCTGGATCGGTATCGTCGGTCATTGTGGAATCAGTGTTGATCGTAACGAGCTTGTGTTTTCCGTCAGCTAACCGTACCGGCTTATCGGTTTCCCCTACATCCGTCGCTGGGAGCCAGTGGTTGATGATTCTGCCAGTCAATTTGATTGCGCGATCATATGAATCGACAAGGTGATAGCTTCCCACGGCCTGCTCAGACTGAATCTTCTCCAACGCCGTTCCGGACTTCTGGTTCTGACGCTGCGCTGCCGTCGGCAATGGTGAAATGCCCATTGCAGCCTGAATTGCTCGCCTGCAGATGTCGGCACCCACACTGTAGGCTTGGAAATCAGGTGTCAGTGGCGTTCTCTGCGGAGCTGGAAGTGGATTGTTCGCTGCATCCACGATCATGTCGTACTGTAAATACGGGTGATATTGCTGGTTCAGCGTGTCCCAAGCGTCCTTGTCTGTCTCAAACTGCCCAACCGCACCGATAAACGATGATTTCGGAATCTGTCCGCAATTCTCCAGCATCGAACTCATCACGTAGGCGAGAGCCTTCTGAGGATCGCGCGCCAGAGATACCAGCGAAATCAGCACACGCTCTGCCTGCCCCCCACCATCGGCATAGTCCACCCACAGTTCCTTTGCAAACACCGGCACAATCGGGATATACGGTCCCGGCTGCACCGCTCCCTTGCGTAGAATCTCTACCCCATTGGTAACATACTGCTGAACCG